GACCTGTTTACTTCGTTCTATGATTTCGGTCTAAGCTTTATACCGTCGAACGGCGCCATGGAAGACCATGGCATTACTGCCCTGGATGATTGGTTCAACTACAACCCTAACGTAGGAGTAGATGCAAGCAACAGGCCCCTGTGCTATATACACAAGGACTGCGGAAACCTTATAGATAGTCTGATAAACTATAACAAGCAGGGAAAGCCAGACGAACCGCTAAAGGATTTCTTCGACGTTATACGATACTTAAGAATGTCTAACGGAGGCGAGGGACCAGACTTTATGTCCAGCGCATCCATGCAAACAACAAAAACAAATCAAGGAGGATACTAATATGCCTAAGAAAAGACTAAAGACAATTGCCGAAGAGCACGAGGTTGAGCTGGACTACATCGTAGAACTAGTAGAAACAAAGCTACCCGTGCATACCATCACAGGAACTGGCTACGCCAGGTGGATCAATGAAGAAGGTCAAGAACTTCTAGCGCAAGCCGTTGATATACCAGAGCTTATGCCTAAGAGATACAGAGGGATAGTGCACTCAAAGGCACCAAACCGCAGTTATGTCTACGTGTACATCAAAGAAATACAAAAAAAAGTCCCAATGGTTATTGCTCGTAGATATGAAGATTGGTTGACCGAAGGCAAACAGGTAGACGTCGAAGCCATCGAAGACGACAAAGGAACATCTTATCGCTATGTCCGATGAAAAAGATATTACACTTGATCCAGAATGGATCAAAGAACAGGTGCACCGTCTAGCTGGGTGGGAGTATTTGAACCGTCATGTTAATCATGAACTAGACAAGACTATGCTTCCACAAGAATTATGTGATAAAATTGGCGTTCACAAGGGTTACATCCACGAGATGACAAAATCAATCCGAACAAAATTAAATGCAAAATAAATCTACTTTTGAAGCCTTGACGTATGTTGATGCAATTCCAGATATTAACGCACTGCGTAATGCCTACGATGAAACCGTCAACGAGTTAGAGTCCTACTTTGATTTATGCCGTACTAGTTACGACGACCGCAGGAACTGGTGGCCAGGCAAGAGCCGTGATCACCGCAAGCACGGAGCAGACGCATTCCCTTGGGAAGGCGCATCCGACACAGAGAGCCACGTAATTGACGAACGCATTACACGCCTGGTCTCTTTGTTTATGTCCTCGCTTAATCGTGCAAACATTCGTGCGTACCCCGTAGAATCCAGCGATATTTCTCGTGCAGAGATCGTGTCTTCGTTCCTAAAGTGGATGACTACCAGTGGATATATTCCACGCTATAAGCGTGAAATGGAACTAGGGGCTAACTACTTACTAGAGAGAGGCCTCTTAATTACTTACGTAGGATGGCACACGGAGGACCGCCAGTTCCTGCAGAAGTTAACACTAGAACAGATTGCGGAACTTGACCCAAATATTTTTGGGGCAGTGCAGTCAGGTGAAAAAGACGACGAGCTGGTCTTTATTCTGCAAAACATTTTTGAAGGAGTCACAGAAAAGCGTGCAAAGAAAGCACTGAAGGAACTGAGGAAGTCAGGCGAGGCCGAGCTTCCTGTTGTTCGAAGGCAGATCAACGCACCAGAAATCAAGACACTAGCCCCAGACGGGGACTTCTTCTTCCCTCCGTATGTAACTGATCCGCAGCGAGCACCTTACTGCTTCTGGAGGACTTACTATACAGCTCAAGAACTTGAAAACAAAGTAGCAACTGCAGGCTGGGACGCAGACTTTGTTGATTACATCATTGAGCATTACCGAGGGGTAAACATTGACAGCATTGAAAGAGAACAGGAAGGCCGCCGTAGTATTAGCTTGACCGATAACGCTTACGAAGCAAATGAACTAATAGAAATCGTGTATGCGTACCAACGGCTGGTCGACCCTGAAGATGGATCCGAAGGGATCTACTGCACAGTATTCCACAAGGAGTACAGCGGAGACAACAACGAGGCACCTGCTTACGCAAAGCGTGAACTACTCAACGGCTACGAAGACTATCCAGTTGTAGTTACGAAGCTGTCCGAGGACAGCAAGCGTCTATACGACACGACTACGATCCCAGATCTTCTTCGTGGTATACAGAACCAAGTCAAGGTAGAGCGTGACTCCAGGATTGACCGCAATAGTCTAGCGACCCTGCCTCCAATTCTGCACCCAGTAGGACAGGCACCCAGCGACTGGGGGCCAGGACGAATGATTCCGTATCGCCGTAAGGGCGACCTGGACTTTGCGCCTACCCCTGCTTACAACTCAGGCTCAGTCGAAATGGAGATCAACCAGTCTGCACAAGCAGACCGCCTGGTAGGACTAGACGAGAACTCTCAGATCTCAAGTGTACGCAAGCAGTTCTTAGTAGACAAGTTCTTGCAGCACAACGCAGAAGTAATGCGCATGGCTTACCGTTGCTTCCAGCGATTTGGACCAGATGAAATGTTCTTCCGTGTAACAGGTGTACCTGATCCACAAGTTATGGACCGAGGTGACCCTGATGCAAACTTCGATATTACAATTAACTACGACGTACTAAACACAGACCCCAAGTCTCAGGAAGTAAAGCTAGCGCAGATGACGCAGCTTATACAGCTTGACCGCAACGGGCGTATAGACGTTGACAGGTTGATTGCTGTACTAGCAGGATCTATAGATCCTATCCTTGCGGACTCCGTCTTGACACCTGTCGAGGATGCACAGCAGCAAGTAGTTAAGGATGTCACCGATGACCTGACTAAGATATTCTCTGGCATTGAAATGCCAGCACGTGCAAGCGGAGGACAGATTGCCATGCAAGTCCTAGAGCAGTACGGTCAGCAGCCAGACATTCAACAGAGGCTACAGCAAGACGAATCTTTTGCTGCACGTTTGCAAAAGTACGCAGGTCAATATCAGTTCCAGATGCAACAAATGCAGAACGCTGAGATTGGTCGCATAGGTACTACCCCTGCACAGATGGGAGAAGTAGGCACTCAAGATATGCCACAATACTAATATGGAAAAACCTAAAATCGAAGAAGACATCGAGCACCTTAAACGGCACGATTCATTTAACCGCTTTATAGATTTTGTAAAGCAGATGCGGGAGGAGTGCATTGCAGAGATGTACGAGTCCCCTACGGACAAGATCCAACAACTTTCAGGACGTATACTTAGTTATGACCAGATCCTAACTATGTCTACCTGGGGCAAGCATTCCCCTTCGGAGTAATTTCTTGCACATATTTTGTGTGCTATAATGCAAAACATAGCTATCGCTCGGCGTTGAAGAGTGGAATTATATGAACAACGAAGTCACAACGGGAGACGCTGAAACCGAAAACTCTACAGCGGAAGAAAAAACAAATATATCAGCGGAGGATTTTGCGATCCAACGCTTAGGGCAACCAGCCCCTGAACCCCAGGAGGAAGAGACTCCAGAGGTTGAGGAAGAGGTTGCTGACGAAATTGCTACTGAAACAGAAGAAGGTGCCGAAGAATCAGACGAGAGTACTGAAGACAAGGAACCCAGCGCTGAATCAGAAGAGCAAGTTCTTTCTCAGATTGATTTAGACGAAATGTCCGAAGAGGACCTGCGGGAACTAGCTGACAAGCTAGGCAGCCGTGCAGTAGCCCGCTTTGGAGAACTCACAGCTAAACGTAAGGCAGCAGAAGAAAAGCTACAACAATATGAAGCTAGACTTTCTGCCGAGCAAAGCAATCCACTGCAGCCCAAGAAGGAAGTTAAGAACAATCCGTTTGATTCCGTAGAAACTTTAGAGGATCTACAAGGCAAAGCAACGGATGCTAGTAACGTCATTGAATGGGCGGAGGACATTATGTTCAACGCAGATGGATATGAAGCTGATGATGTAGTCACAGAAGTAGAAGGTAGAGAAATGACAAAGGCCGACGTTCGCAATGCTTTATTGCAGGCACGTAAAGCCAGAGACAAATTTCTCCCTGCCCGCTTGGAAGAAATCCACAAGGTTGAACAAAGCAAACAAATGCACGAGCACCTCAGTGCTCAAGCTGAAGCTGAGTTATCATGGATGACAGGCGAGGACAACGATACACGGCGTGAATACGAAGCTATCATGAAAGACCCTAGGGTCGATACATTGATGACTAGCCTTCCCGCTGACGTAAAGGCACAGATGCCCTATCTACTAGCGCACGCAGCTAACAGTATCTACGGTCGGAAAGAAATAAAGAACGGAAAGTCTAACGTAAGACTAAACCCTTCTAATACTTCTACTCCAAATGCCGCAGGCTCTGAAAAGAACGTTAGCCGCACTAATAAATCAATCAAGAACTTGAGTACTCAGTTTAGGCAATCAGGACAAAAAGATGACTTCATTACTCTCAGAACTCTTCAACTACAAAATAAATAAATTAATTAAACCATAAAATAAAATGGCATTCTCAAATACATTCGATACTACAAATCAAGGATCGGCTGTTTCTAATCGTGAAGAGCTTTCAGATGTACTTACCATCTTGGCTCCCGAAGAAACTCCCGTCCTTTCATCTGCTTCCAAAAAGAAGTCTGGCGCTACATTCACTGAATGGACCGTTGACGCTCTTTCTGCTCCTAGCACTGCAGGTGTTACAGAAGGCGCAGACGTTACTGCATTCACCGATAAGTTCGCTGGCCGTGCTCGTCTTGGTAACTACGTCCAAAAATTCCGCCGTGACTTCATGGTCTCTGACCTGCAAGACGCTGTTGAATCCGTTGGCCCAGCCAAGATTGCACAAGCTGAAGCTAAAGCAATTCGTGAACTAAAGCGTGACGTTGAAGCTACACTCATCGGTACACAAGATCGCAGCATCGAAGATGGTGCTGGTACAGCCTACGGCCTTCGTGGTCTTGGTGACTGGATCGATTCCGCTGGTCCTTCTGACGTTCCTGCTGACTTCCGCACTCCTACTGATTCGATCTACGACATCAGTACTTCTGGTGCATTCAGCGAAGCTGCACTTAACGACCTGATCTCTTCGATCTATCGTGAAACTGGTAACTCCAACAACCTTATGCTTGTTGCTGACACTGGTCTTCGTCGCACTATCGCTGACTTCGCTCGTGTATCTGCTGGCGGTGACAACTCGGTTCGCACCGTAAACTACGACGGTAACAAGGCCGAGATTAAACTCTCTGTCGAGCTATACCAAAGTGATCACGGCATGGTGTCCATCGTCAACATGAACCCAGATACTGCTCCTGCTACACTTGCTGGCGGTACTAGCTTCAATGACGGCTACCTTATCAACCCTGAGTACTACGGTGTACATGAACTGATCCCTATGGGTTCAACTCGTCTGCCTAACCTTGGTGGTGGAGAGCGTGGATTCTGCGATTGCACCTTGACTTTAGGTGTATATCAGCCACAAGCTCACGGTAAGATCACTCAGTAATTACCAACTAACAAAGGAAATATAATACCATGCCTAAATTAACTATAAACGAAAACCCAGGAGGTTTTACTGACGAACTTACAATCTCATTTGAAGATTTTTCAGTAGCCAATGCTGGTACTCTAGCAGACCGTGCAACTAAAACATTCACGTATGCTATCCCTGCAGGTTCTCTTGTAACAAAAGCATCAGCTAAACTAGTCACTGCCTTCAACGACAGTGGCTCTGGAGATGACTTAACGATTACAGTTGGAGACGGAGCTGATGCAGATGGTTACCTACTCGCTGCTGATATTCACGTTGATTCAACTGAAATCACATATGTAGCTAATACTGGTGCATTACTGGACAATGAAAACGGCAAAGTCTATGCGACTGCCGATACCGTTGATATCCTATTCAGTCCTGATACTGATAGCGATGCTCCTTATTCGCTCAATGAGTTGACTGCAGGTGAAATCAAACTTAAGTTTGAAATCTGCGACCTTAACTAATTAAAGACTGGTTGGGGGGCGCAAGCCCCCCGCCCTTTTTAATATGGAAATAATTAACAAAGTACCAACGTATTCAGACGGGGAAGTCGACGAGGCTTTCATGAATGAAATTAAGAATGGATTTGCACTTGAGCGACGGACAGAAGCAGCTCGTGTAGACCAGGCTCGTAAAGAAGCCACGCAGGAAAAAGGAAAGGTGCACCCTGTGCTAGGTCGTTGCGTAGCAACTATACCGCACCGTGAGTACTTCCGACTCATTAAAAAATACGGACAAGAAACAGTGCACTCCAAGGAGTTCCTGAAATACTTCCAAAAGAATTTCTCAGACCTAACACCCAATAAACTATAAATAACAATGGCAAACTACCCTACACTATCATATGACAACCTAGAGGAACGCTTTAAGTCCATTGCTGGGCTAGCATCCCTAGAAACCACCGACGCATCATTTCTGCGTCAAGCCGTTAATCGCCGTATCCGTACGTGCTTTGAACGCTATCCTTGGCCTGACTTCACCGTAATTGGAGAGGAATTTGAACTACTAGCAACAAATGACAATACAATACAAACTTTTGGAACAGGAAAGAATCTAGCGAATAATTCAAATGTTGTTTTCCGTATTCATAAAACGGACCCAACGGACACCCGCTACCCAGAAGAGTACACGTATGTTTCAAAGTTAAACGGAACTGGATACCCGTCCGTCAAACTTATTAACCCTAGTGTCCTGCACCAGAAAAAGGTTTATGTAACATATCGTAAGGACCTTACGGATGTTATTGCTGATGGCAATAGTGAGTTTACTTCAGGTAGCTTTGGTGATGAATCAGCCGATAATCCAAACATCCCTTATCAGTTCTTTGAGTACTGCGCCTTTGGTGCTTACGCAGATTTCCTACGTGGTGATGGACAAACTGACAAAGCACAGGTTGAAGATCAAAATTCTGAGTTAATTCTTATTTCTGAAATTGACAAGGTACGTAACCAAAGCCGTCAGTTCCGTCACGACGTCCTGCAGTATCGTCCAATGACTCAGTTCAATCGTCACAACGTTCAAGCTGGCGGAAGTGCATTAAACAAAGCAGAGGTTATTTTAAATAATAACGTTCAGTAATGCCGTCTGATTCTACGTTCGTTGAAGTCAAAAATGCTTTTCAGGCTATCGCTGGCCTGGAGAGCTTGACTGCAGCTGACGAGTTCTTCTTAACGAGTTCTTTGAATCGTGCAGTGCATCGTGCTTACAATGAGTCCGACAGTTGGCCCAGGTATTTAGTTGTAGGCGAAAAACGAGAAATTTATACTTATAACATTTCTGGTATTACTTCTGGATTAGCTGCGGAGATAAACCAGAACTACAAGCTCCTTGGTTCTAACTCAGGAAAAAACATAGCTGGCAATGCCAATATTGGTAAGATTGGAACAAATGTATACCAAGGAGGTTCAACTACTACAACATTTATATATAAAAAAGCCAATAACGCTTGGGTTATTGCAACTGGGATTAGCAGTTTTGAGGTAGAGACTGACGGAACAATATCATTAGAAGCCGCTGGCACTTCTAAATTTACTGAAACAGATACAACAAAAAAGGATCGCATAGAAGACGTTGTTACCTGGCAAGAAAACGGAAACGCAAATGGACCGCCCGTGATATTGTCCCAAATTGTCATACCTTATTCAGTAGCAAACAAAGGCACAATCGGTGAGTTCCTTAGAGTTTACAGAAATAAACCATTTGTACACAACTCATCAATGGAGTATGAATTTTATGTGGATTCACTTGGGTGCAATGTTATCAATTTTAGATCATCAACGGACTCCTCTGTTTTTGTAAATTATAAAAAAGAATTAACCGCTGGCTTTACTCCTGACAGCACTAATATTCCGTCGGAGTTCGTGGATTACATTATCTATACAGCACTGTCAGATTTCTATACTGGCGATGGGCAAATTGAAAAAGCATCCGTTGCTGCTAATCAAGCTAATCTAATGCTTGACGTAGAACTGCTTCGTTTAGATAAAAAGGCGAACAACAATACAATCAATAAAAAGTTTTCAACATATGTTAATCGGCAATCCCGATAGCACTTAACCCCTGTGATATAATCATTAATTATGGCAAGTTCAAGAAATAACGCACTGGAGTTCAGCTCCGTAGGTTCAATTATACTAGATGGAGCTAACCACGCAACAGCGGGTGTTGGTTCTTATGGAGCAATTCAAGTTCTTAAAGATAGTACCCTATCTGGTATAGCTGGAAGCAATATTACAAATATTGATGAACTAGACGCAGCCTTTGGTGCTGGCACTATTCTTTATGGTCAATTCAGTAATGTAACTGTTGCGTCAGGTGGTCTTATAGCAGTTCACAGGGTCTAATATGCACCTTAGCCTTAATTCAGCCCTGGGTCGCCAGCGTCTGTTAAGTTCAGGGGTTCCGAGCGCATTGCAGATTGCTCCTGGGGCAACGGCGGCATACAGCCTCCGTAGCCTTACTGGCGGTGACCCTCTGGCAGTGCGTGTCCGTAGGTCAAGCGATGACGCAGAGGCAGATTTTAAAGTTTCTGAAATAACTTCAGGGGCGTTAATTACTCACGTGGGTTCTGGTAATGACGGATTTGTAACAATTTGGTATGACCAATCAGGTAACAGCAGAAATGCTGTTCCAGCTTCTGTAGCCAGACAACCCAAGATTGTTGAAAATGGTTCTTTACTAAGTAACGGTCTAACATTTGATGGCACGAGTGATGAAATGCAGATGCCTAATGATGTTATTTCTAATATTAATTCTGTGTCAGCTTTTCTTGTATCAAAGGGTCAAAGTGGGTCAGCTTTCCGAATAGCAATGGTATTGTCTGGTGGAGCGACATCTTTGAGTATGGGATTTCATTTTCTCACTAATCTTACTAATATATACGCTGGTGCTAGTCAAGTTCTTGGCTCTGCTGACGGGGCAAAGCACTTAATTTCTGTGATAGCAGGAAGTTCTCAGCAAGAAAGTTTCCTTGATGGAACCCAAAAGGCAGTAACTAGTTCTTCATCTGGATACAGTGCAGCGGGTCGGATTGGTTCTGGTGGTGGCAGTCTTTTCTTTAGTGGGCAAATCGAAGAAGTAATTATCTATGACTCCGACCAAAGTGCAAAGCGTGTAGCTCTTGAAACTAACATACAAGACGCATATCCAACCTTACCATAATGCATTACTTAATATACGCAAGCAAAGAAGCCGCCATTGAACGTGCCGATGAAGAAGGCAAAGATCGTGGATACAGTTATTGGATTCACGGAAAAGGCACAATGCGACCCACTTACCCAGTTGAAACAAATGACCAGATGTGGGCATTAGATGTAACTGACTATGACTTAGATGATTCCGAGGAAGAGTCAACCGTTGACCACTACACACCCCTACCTAATCCGACTTACGGGGACTACACTGACTAAATGCTATGCAAGACATTATCTACAAATCAACCATCGGAACAGGGGGCTTTATCGCTACCGTTGAAATTTCTCCCGTTAACGGAACTCTTGGTTTTTGCGTAGGACTAGCGACATTCATCTATATGTCCGCATCTGCCATCAAGGTAATCATAGAACTCCTGAAGAAATAATGACACCAGAACTAATAGCAATGCTCGGAGGAGGAATCAGTGGCTTTGTAATGAAACT